CCTTAAATTTCACGCGCGGCGCATGTATGGGGGGTGTAGTTATCGCGCGATTTGTCGGAGGATGTGAAAACATGGGAAAAGTTAAAAAGAGATCGAAAGAGTTGAACAAACTTAAAAAGATTTTTAAAGACATAGAGCCGGGAAAGCGGCAAATAGTAGAAAAATTGATTTCCAACGCGGCGTTCATGGCGGAATCGCTCGATGAATTGCAAGAGATCATCCGCGAAAAGGGATTCGTTGAAGAATACCACAACGGAGCGAATCAAAGCGGCGTAAAAAAGTGTTCGGAAGTCGAAATTTACAACACAATGATTAAAAATTATTCAAGTATTATCAAACAATTAGTTGATCTTCTTCCGGGCGATGCAAGGAGCAACGGCGATGAATTACTTGATTTCATAAGTGGGCGGAATAGTTGACAGAATTTGAACTGTATTTCGGATCCATTGTTGATGGAAGGATTGCCGCATGCGAAAAAATGAAACGCATCGCAGATATGCTATTGAATCAATACGCATCGCCGCAGGAATTTCATTTTGATTATGACATAGCAAAAAAACATACAGATTTTATCGAACGTTTTTGCAAGCAACCAACAGGAAAAATCGGAACGCCCTTGCAATTACAACTTTTTCAAAAGGCAAGATTGCAAGCAATATTCGGATTTGTTGACGATAACAACATGCGCCAATATAACGAATGTTTAATCATCGAAGGGCGTAAAAACGGAAAGACAACCGAAACGGCGGCAGTTGAAATTGATATGCTTGTAAATGATGGCGAAGGATCGCCGCAGATATATAACATCGCAACGCAGAGAGAACAAGCAATGCTTGGATTCAATGCGGCGCATAAAATGATTAAACAATCGCCGATGCTTTCAAAGCATGTAAAGAAACGCGCAACAGATCTTTACTTTGCATTGAATTTCGGATTTATAAAAGCGTTAGCATCAAACACAAATTCGCTTGATGGTTTGGATGTTCATTGCGCAACAATCGATGAATTGGCGGCAATTAAAAACCGCGATTTATACGATCTTGTAAAGCAGGCAATGGGAGCAAGGCAACAGCCGCTATTGTTTACCATCACAACAAACGGATTTGTTCGCGGAAGCATCTTTGATTCGCAATATGATTATGCAAAAAACATATTAGAAGGCAAGGCGGAAAATAAACGCTTCTTGCCTTTTATTTATGAGTTGGATTCAATCGATGAATGGGATCGCGAAGATTGTTGGGAAAAAGCAAATCCCGGTTTAGGAACTATCAAAAGCCGCGATTATTTACGGCAGATGGTACAGAAGGCAAAGGATGATCCATCTTTTAAACCAACTGTAATGGTTAAAGATTTCAATATGAAGCAAACAGCGGAATCCGCGTGGTTGCGTTATGAGGATTTAAACAATGAATCAACGTTTGATATTAGCAAATTTGGATATTGTATCGGCGGATTCGATGCGGCGGATTCAGTAGATTTAAATGCCGCCGTTGCCATCTTCCAACGCCCGGATGATGAAAATATTTATGTAAAATCAATGTTTTGGATTCCGCAAAGCGTTATTGATGAAATCGATAAAAGCGGAAACAGAAAAGAACGCGACAACGCGCCGTATAAATTGTGGATAGATCAAGGCTTTATGCGTACATGTGAGGGCAACCGATGCGACAAACGAATTTTTCTTGAATGGTTTAGGGAACTTCGCGATCAATACGATATTTATACTTCATTCATTGGCTATGATCCTTGGCATGTGTCGGATGATTTGATTCGCGAATTTTCGGCGGAGTTCGGAAAAAATGCCATGATTCCGGTACGGCAAGGAACAATCACGCTATCGGATCCGATGAAGAATCTTGCGGCGGATTTCAAAGCAAAGCGAATCATATATGACAACAATCCAATCATGAAATGGTGCTTGATTAATACAGAAGTTAAAACAGATATAAACGGAAATATTCAGCCTGTTAAGGGGTTAGATTCAAGGAAACGAATTGATGGCGTTGCCGCTTTAATAGATGCATACAAAGTATTGCAGGATAAACGCGATCAATACATCAATCTAAATTGAGGTATAAAAAATGGGTTTATTTGATTCAATCAGAAAAAAAGAAAAAATCGAAAGTAAGGTTGAAAGCTATTTTCAAACGCTCAATGCGTATGCGCCGACATTTACAACCTTTGAAGGATCCATTTATGAAATGGAATTAACAAGGGCGGCAATTCATTCTTTCGCAACGCATTGTTCAAAGTTAAAACCGGAAGTCAAAGGAAGCGGCAATCAAGCATTTGCAAGAATGCTTCAATACAAGCCGAATGCACTTATGGACACAAAAAAATATTTGTATCGCCTTGCAACTTCTTATGCGGTTGATAATACGGCAATCATTGCGCCGTTGTTTGATCGTTCATATGAGAAGATAATTGGTTTTTATCCGCTTGCAACTCCGAAAGTAAGAATCAAAGACATTGACGGAACAAAATATATCCGTTATGAATTTGATCCGGGCGATTTTGGCGTTTTTCGATTGGATGAAGCCGGAATCATGAATCAATTTCAATATAAAAATGAATTGTTTGGAGAAAACAACAGTTGCTTATATCCAACAATGGAATTGATTAATACAAACAATCAAGGAATCATCGAAGGCGTTAAAAGTTCCGCAACACTTCGATTTCTTGCAAAGATTGCGCAAACATTAAAACCGGATGATTTAGAAAAGGAAAGACAAAGATTTGTAAAATCAAATTTCAGTTCATCAAATGCCGGGGGCGTGATGTTGATTGATGCAAAATACGAAGATGTTAAACAATTGCAAACAAATCAATATACAATCGATTCCGCGCAGATGGCACAGATTAAAGAAAATGTATTCAATTATTTCGGAACGAATGAAAAGATTTTGCAAAATAATTTTACATCCGATGAATGGGGCGCATATTACGAAGGCAAGATTGAGCCGTTCGCGATTGAAGCATCGCTTGTTCATACAAACATGACTTTTACGCCGCATGAAATCGCATTCGGAAATGAAATCATTTTCACAGCCAATCGCCTGCAATATGCATCAAACAAAGAAAAGTTGGATATCGTAACGCAATTATTTGATCGCGGCTTTTTAACGCATAATCAAGGCTTGGAGGTATTCAACATGGCATCGCTCGGAGAAATCGGCGAAAAACGATATATCCGTAAAGAATACGGACTTGCCGATTATGAGCAACAACCAAAAGATGCATATATACAATATGAGCAGGCAGAAACAGCAGGAGCAACAGAAACAGGAGCAAAGGAGGAAAACAACGATGCCAATATTGAAGGATAGACAATATCGCGCATTGCCTTTTGCAACGCCCGGACAGAAAGAAAAGAAAAATAAATTCGATTCGGATTGCTATGTTGAAGGCTACGCCGCAAAATATGAAAGATATGTTTTATTTGAAACCGGAAATCAAATTGTTTATGAAGAATTTTTGCCGGAATGCTTTCGCGATTGCGATATGTCCGACATTATTTTTCAATTCGATCATGCCGGAAAAGTGTATGCAAGACAATCAAATAATACATTAACAGTTGAGCCGGATTCCATCGGCTTATTTATTTGCGCGGATCTTTCCAAAACATCCGCATCGCGCGCAATGTATGAAGATATTGCAACCGGACTTGTAACAAAAATGTCGTGGGGATTTTTGCCGGACTATGACACTTTGGAAGTTATCGAAAACGGAAACGAAATCACAATTCGCCATCATAAGATTAAAAAGATTTATGATGTTTCAAGCGTTTCCATCCCGGCAAACAATGACACAGATATTCAAGCGCGAAATTTTGCCAACGGAGCGATTGACAAAGTTATGAAGGAGATTCAGAAGCGCAAGAATCATATAAGAAAAATTAAACTATTAATGGAGGTATCAAAATGACAAGACTTGAAAAAATCGAAGCAAGACTTGAAGAAATCGAAAAGGAATTAAATTCCGAGGAAGTTGAAGAAAAGACCGAAGAAGAACTTGACAAGATGGAAGAAGAAGTTCGCTCTTTAAAGGCAGAAAAAACAAGCATTTTAAATGCCGCAACAAAGCGTTCATCCATTGAAAAAGCAATTGCGGAAGGTAGAACGGCAGGCGTTGACATTACGCCCGATTCATTTATTGGAGGTAAAAAGGAAATGCAGGAAAGAACATACGATGCAGGATCTAAAGAGTTTAGAAGCGCATGGGCGAAAAGCCTTATGGGGCAGGAATTAACAGAAGTTGAAAAGAGAGCATATGCACAGGCAGGCGCGGCAATCCCGACAGAAGTTGCGGATCAGTTCTTCGAGAAAATGAAGAAACTCGCTCCGATGCTTGATGAAATTACCTTGTTAAGAGTTGCCGGAAACGTGAAGTTCTTCGCGGAAGGCGTAAGAAATACCGCCGGAAAGCATACAGAAAATGCAGAAGTTGCAAGCGCAAACGATACAATGGTTTCCGTAACTCTTGGCGGCTTCGAATTTATGAAGGTTATTTCCATTTCTAAGAGTGCGAAAGCAATGAGCGTTTCTGCGTTCGAAAAGTGGATTGTAGATATGCTTGCAGGCGATATTGCAAGAGCAATTGACAACTATATTATCAATGATGAAGCAAACGGCATCGCGGCAATCAAGTTCGTAAAAGACGAAACACAGATTGAAGCAACAGCCGCATATACTTACAAGAATATTATGGATCTTATTGCCCTGCTTCCTGCCGCTTATGATGCAGAAGCAAAATTCCTTGTAAATAAGAAAGTATTATGGAGCGATATTCGCGGCATTCTTGATTTACAGAATCGCCCGATCTTTGATCCCGAATCAAAGACACTTTGCGGATATCCTGTTATTGAGGATGACAACGTTGCATCCGCAACAAAAGATCTGTATTTAGGAAGATGGCTTGACGTTGTTGGAAATCTTTCCGAGGATGTTTCCGTTGAAAGCAATGCAAACAGCGGATTCACACGCGGCGCAATTGATTATCGCGGATTTGCGGTATTTGATTCTAAGCCTGCAAAGACAGATGGAATTGTTCGTTTGACAACAACGGCGTAAATATGTTAGATGCGGCGGCGTATGGCTTCTCCGACAGCCTGCCGCCGTTTTCTATATAACGGAGGTTTGAAAATGCTTAATAAAATCAAATTATCAATGAGAATATTTCATACCATGCTTGATACCGATATCACATCAAATATTGATGCCTGCATGCTTGATTTGAAACGCGTAGGAATTAGCGAAGCGAAAGCAAAAGCAAATTCCGAAGATGCGTTGATTGTCAAGGCGGCGGAATTGTATTGCAAATGGCAGTACGATTTTAACGGAAAAGGGGATCAATACAAACAAGCATTTGAAAATCTTCGCGATTCATTAAGCCTTTGCGAAGAATATACAGAGGGGGAATCCGATGTATAACGAAGTTATTTATTTATTAACTATGCAAAGCACAACAAACGAAGTCGGAGATCAAATCGAAACGCCGAAAAAAGTGATGCGTTTTGCGAAAATCAAAAGCATCGGACAAACGGAGTTTTATCAAGCGCAGGCGCAAGGCTTGAAACCGGAAATCAAATTTGTGCTTGCCGATTATCTTGATTATGACAATCAAGAAGAAGTAATTCACAACAATTATCGCTATAAGGTTTTGAGAACTTATAGAACGGATAAAAGCGAAATGGAAATTGTTTGTTATGGTGGCATTCGTTTGGAGGTTGTTTCCGATGGCAATTCCTAAGAGCATAACGAAAATTAGCAAGGATGGAAATGTTGTATATACGCAAAGCGTTGATCGCGTGAATTATACGATCCGCGAACTAACACGCGCCGCATTGCGCGATGTTGGAAAATATGTATGCAAACAGTTCCGCAATGCTTATTATGCGCGATTCAAAAAGCATTCCGGCAGAGTTGGGAAATATACTCAATATTGGGTTAAGCACAAACAAAAGGAAATTGAATTGCAAGTAGGAATAAAACCGAATGGATTTTACGGCGGCTTTCAAGAACTTGGCACATCCAAAACAACAAAGCATGCATTGCTAACGCATGCCGTACAAGACAACATTGCAACAATCATTGAAATCGAAAGTCAATATCTTTCCGCTTTGGAGGATGAAGCGCGAGCATTATCCCTTATTAGCGAAGAAGATTACGAGGGCAGCGCGGATGAGTAAAACAAATTCTTTAAGGAAGATTATTCAAAAGAATATCAATTCAATCGTAAAAAGTTATTATCGGAATGCGGATGAAAAAGCAAATTATCCGTATGCGGTTTATGATTTTGAAAATATCGATCTTGGAGATATCAACAGGGATGATTTGATTCTTATTATTGATATTTGGGGAAAGGGCAAAGATACTTCAAAAATCGAAGAATTTGCCGATCAGATGGAAGCGATGTTCAACGCGGCAAATCTGCCGAACGAAGAAGTTCTTCCGACATTTTACCGGATCAGCCGAAAGCCGATTGACGATGAAGATAAAACATTGATTCGCAGGCAATTGAAATTTCAAATACAAAATTATGAAATAGGAGGTTAAAACATGGCAAAAGTAATCACAGGCAACGGCGGCAATATTGCAAGCACTGATTTTCACGTTCTTACATGGACAGGAAAAACAAAAGGCGGTGTCGCTTGCAAAATCACGCTTGAAAACGCTTTGAATAAAGGCAATATTGATTGGGCGTTGGTTGAAAAAAACGAAGTTGTTCCCGCATTGGAATTTGAAGCACATTATGATAATACAGATGAACAGGCAAACGAAGAAACCGCATGCCCTTGGAAGATTGAAATTGAAGGCGAAGTGACAGCCGGAGCAAAAGAGATTCTTCTCGGCTTGGGTGTATTCGCGATTGATGATGTGGATGTTGCGCTTTGCAGGGGCGGCGGACAATTCACAGTTGAAAGAGAATTTAGAGATATTGCGGCGGATGGCGATAAAGGATCTGTAAAAGATCGCGTTGTTATCGATACGGAGCGCGCAAAATTAACAATGAACGTTTTAACAATGTTGGCATCCATTGAAACGATGTATCCTGCATTGAAGGAAGTAACAGCATAAGAAACAGTTGAGAAGGAACGGCGCAAAATGCCGTTCCTTTTTAATTATTCAAATTGTCGGAGGTAGAAAAATGAGAAGTTTGGAAACACATGATATTTTTTCAGCGGTTAGAGTATTAACGAAAATCGGAGTGCGCGAAGAAGTAATGGAAGTAGCAAAGCGCGCAGAAGAAAGCAAGGCAAAAAAAGTCAAAATGGATATGGGTTTTGATTTGTTTTTTGGAATTTTAGAAAAAGCAACGCAGGAGAACGCAGAAAAGGAAATTTATAAATTCATTGCGGATCTTTTCGAATGCGAATGGGAAGAAGTTTGCAAAATGCATCCAATTACAATGTTAAAAAAATTGGAGCAAGTCGCGAATATTGAGGAATGGAAAGATTTTTTCGGCTATGTACGGCGATTGATTATGAAGAAATAATCGATCTGCTATTGCACAGATACGGAAATTTAGAATACATCATGCAATTGGATATTCAAACGGCTATTCGTATTATTGGGAAGGCAAGAGAAAAGGAAAAGGAAAATCGCTTCTTCTTGCAATGGGTTGTTCAGCTTCCGAACATGACGAAAGAAAATTATGTTTCGTTCGAATCCTATCTTGACAGAGTAACAGGAAGAAACATTGACAATCGCCCGATATCTGAATGCATGGCAGAAATTGAGGAAATAAAAAAGAAGTTCAAATAAAGGCGGTGCGGCGATGGCATTATCAATCTTTTCTTTGATGGGATCAATTTTTGTTGATTCAAGCGAAGCGGAAAACAGTATTTCGAGAACGGAAGAAAAATCAAGTAAATTATCGGAATCCTTCATCAATGGAATTTCTACCGCCGGAAAATGGGCGGCAGGAATAGCAACCGCCGCCGGATCCGCCGCCGTTGCTATCGGATCCGCCGCAATCAATGTTTCATCGGATGTTGATACGGCAATGAATGGATTCGCGGCGGCAACAGGAACAGCCGTTGACGAATTGAGTAAATATGAAGATGCAATGCTCAATATTTACAATAACAATTTCGGAGAATCTTTCGAAGATATTGCGGCATCAATGGGCGAAATCAAAAAGATTATGGGCGATGAAATGGGCGCGGCAGAGTTGGAAGCAATGACAACAAATGCGCTTATGCTTCGCGATACGTTTGAATTTGAAGTTAATGAAAGCGTAAGGGCGGCAAATTCTTTGATGGATCAATTCGGCATTTCCGGAGAAGAAGCATATAATTTGATTGCACAGGGCGCGCAAAACGGCTTAAATCAAAACGATGATCTTCTTGATACATTGAACGAATATTCCGTTCAGTTTGCGCAAATGGGATATAGCGCAGAAGATATGTTGAACATGCTTGCAAACGGCGCAGAATCCGGCACATGGAGCATCGACAAATTGGGCGATGCAGTAAAAGAATTCAATATACGTTTAACAGATGGCACAGCAAACGAAGCGTTGGAAAAACTCGGTTTCAATGTGGATGAAGTCAATTCAAAATATGCCGCCGGGGGAAAAGAAGCACAGGCGGCAACGAAAGAAATCATTGCCGCATTGCAAGGCGTAGAGAATGAAAATGAACGTTATTTATTAGGGCAAGAATTAATGGGAACTATGTGGGAAGATCTCGGAGAAGATGCAATTGCCGCCCTTTTAGATACAGAAGGCGCAATCAGCAATACAAAGGATGCATTATCGGAAATCAACGATATTAAATATGATGATCTCGGAAGCATGATTGAAGGATTGAAGCGGAATTTTGAAACTTTACTTTTACCGCTTGGAAATGCGTTGATTCCTTTAATTATGGAAGTTGTTCAATTAATACAAGACAACATGCCATTGATCGAAAGTTTGATTGCAGGCATAACGCCAATCATTACGCAACTATTTGAATCGCTTCTTCCGCCATTAATGGATTTAATCACTTCTTTGCTTCCGCCATTGATGGATATTATAAACGCGGTATTGCCATCACTTACAACGTTTTTAACAACATTAATTCCGGTATTAGTTCAGATTATTGATGCAATTCTTCCGGTATTTGTGGAATTAATAAATATGTTGCTTCCGCCAATTATGGAAATTGTAAATGCGCTTCTTCCGGTATTAGTTCAGTTATTGCCGCCGCTTTTATCATTATTGCAACCGATCATTGATTTGTTGCTTCCAATAATTGATGCATGCATGGCATTAATTACGCCGCTTATGGAATTATTAAGTTTTGTCTTGCCGCCATTAACGGAAGTAATTACATTTTTAGTCGAAGTTGTGCTTTTTAGAATGCAAACATCGTTTCAAACTATGGCAAACGTTATTTCAAACGTTGTAAATGTTGCCGTTACTTATGTAAAAAATCAGTTTGCGCTTTTGCGAAGCATTTTTTCAAATATCATCGATTTTATTAAAAATGTTTTTACCGGAAATTGGAGCGCGGCATTTGAAAACGTTAAGACTATTTTATCAAATATTTTTCAAGGAATGATAAATGCAGTAAAAACTCCGGTAAATGTTATCATTGGCATTATTAACGGCATGATTTCCGGTGTAACATCCGGAATCAATGGAATTATCAGAGCATTGAACAAATTGCAAATTGATGTTCCGGATTGGGTTACAGAATTAACCGGATTAACATCGTTCGGATTTAATCTTTCGACAGTTTCAGCGCGGCAAATTCCATATTTAGCAGAAGGCGGAACAGCGATTGAAGAAGGATCCGCAATTGTCGGCGAAGCCGGAGCGGAATTGATTGATCTTCCACAGGGCGCAAGGGTTACGCCATTAACAAACAACGGAGATCCAATCGGTTACAAGGATATGGCATCCAAACTTGATACAATGATTGCTTTGCTTTCCGCAATTCTTGAAAAAGAAGGCACTTTGCAGATTGGTGAAACACAATTCACGAATTATATCAACAAAAGTTTGGGCGCGTTGCTTTAGGAGGTTAAAAAATGCGTAAATTCTATATTGAAAACGAAATCAATGAGCGTTTTTCCTTATGGGGCAATCGCGTTTATATGGTTGATCCTTCCGGGTTAGGAATCAAACACGATGCATCCTATATTCGCATAGGCACTTCTTTTTTAAGAAATAAAATGCACGTTGCGCAATCCAAAATCGGCGGCAAAATTGAATTTTTGGATCCGGGCGCAAATAAGAAATTCAACGAATTTTATAATTTTTGCGCCGCCGCATCTGCATTATATCTTGTATATGATCCGGGCGATGGTACGGAATACATTCGCGATATTGATATTTCAGAAGTGAAGAAAACGGAAAAAACAGGGGCAACGCTTCCGATTTCCGTTGATTTCATTTGCAAATCGCTTTATTATTTGCGGAACAACAACCGATTTGTTTTTGAATCAACAAGTAATGAAAAAAGATATGATTATCGATACGATTATGAATACGGCGATTACGGAACATATGAAGCAACAATCGACAATAACGGACATGTTGCCGCCCCTTTTGAATGCGTCATATATGGGTATTGTGTAAATCCTGCAATTCGCATTGTTAAGAATAACGAAACATTGTACGAAGTTGAATTTCCTGTTGCTGTTGAGGAAGGCGAATATATTCGTTATTCTTCGCGCGATGGCATGCTTGAAGCAATGCTTGTTTCCGGATCCATAGAAACAAATTTAATGAATTCGTTAGATATCGCAAAAGATAATTTTTTCAAAATTCCGGTTGGAAATAGCAAGATTGTGTTTGATGCATCGAGCGAAAGCACAAATGTTATAACAGCAACAATTTATAAAATGTATGAGGTTGTTTAATTATGCTATGTTATTTCATTTCAAAAAAGGATTTTTCAATATTAAAATGCGTTGAAGTCAATTCATATTCAGTCGCGCATAATCTTGATTGCGGCGGAAAAACAAAAATAACAATTGCCGAAAATCCGAATGCATCCGATGAAGATTTTGCTATTTTGAAGGATGGAAAGAATATCAAATTTAAAGGAATTATCGAAAATATTGATAATGTAGATGGCGAAAAAAAATATACCGTTTCATGCTTGGAGATTGAACGGATTTTTGATCGAAAAATTCTTCTTTCCGATTCTGACATAATCAGCGAAACAGGAATTGAAGATTTCATTGCAAAAACAATTCAAACATACTTTTCCGAAAGCGGCGATGCATTTATTGATATGTCATACATTAATTGCAACGTATTAACACATACAAAAGTCAATGCGAAGCCATCAACGGAAGCAGGAATATATAATTTCAAAACGTATATCGGCAACATTAAAGAGCAATACGGAATCTTTCTTGATTTTGAGTTTACAAAAACAAACTTAAATATTTCAATCTATAAAAAAGAGCAAGCATCAATGCAAATTGATACAACGATTACAGATATTACATCATGCAAAGAAATATACAAAATCAAGGTTTTATCAAAATTATGCGTTGTTTGGCTCAATACTTTAACGCAGGCGGAAACGATGCGTTATTTTTATTTGCATTCGGATCGAAGTATTTCAGAAGTAAACGAAGATCGCATCGATGGCACAGTTTCAACGATTTATATTGAAGCAGAAACAGAAGAAGAAATGATTCAAGAAGTAAGAAACGAATTTAAAAGTAATTCATATTCACATTCCATCGAAGCGGATATTTTGGCAACTTCGAAATTATATTCAATTTATGAATTGTATGTTGGACATGAAGTGATGATAAAAACCGCCGCCGCAGGCATTCAAGAAAGTATCATTTCAAGTATTTCTTTTGATGACAAGGCGGATATTATATCGGTTAAATTCGGTATTTTAAAAGTTACATTAACGGACAAATTAAAATAAAGGAGGAAGAAAAATGGCGATTCGCGGAATTACCTTTTCAAAACAAGTTGTTTCTTCAAATGATGATGCGCATATTTATAAAATACTTTTAGGAGGGCGGCAGGGCAAAACAAAAGGTTGCAATATGACATTCGGAACGGATGATATATATATTTCGCCCGGATATTTTTTTGTGGCGAATCGTTTAGTTGAAATATCATCAATAGAAACAGTTTCAACGCCTGTTACAACCGGCACAACATATCATCGACTTGTATTTGAAGTTGATCTTTCAAAAACTAATGCAAATACAGAATTTAATCAAGGTTATTTCAAAGTATTATCGAGCGCGGCAGGATATCCATCCATAACGCAAGAAGATCTTGAAGATGGCGGCAATATTTATCAATTGCCATTTGCTAAATTTACAAAGAGCGTTTCCGGAATTGGATCTTTCGTTTCCGAATTAGAAACTATTAGATATACAAACGAGAGTTTATATATTTATGTTTCCTCCGCATCCGGGGATGATGGCACAGGGGATGGAACAGCGGAAAAGCCATATGCAACAATTCAAAAGGCAATCGATACATTGCCGCGTAATCTGAACGGATATAACGGAGTAGTATTCATTGCAGGCGGCACATATAACGAATATGTGGAAATTGCAGATTTTATACATGGCAATGTAACAATCGCAAATCAATCCTCACAAAATGTTGTAATTAATGGGGATTTGAGTGTATCAGATTGTCACTCAGTTCAATTATCCGGATTCGGCACATTAACAATTAACGGGCGGTTATATGTAAGCAACGTAAACGCATTTTTTAATAGCGCAAATAGTACAGTTGTAACCGATACGATTTATGCCGAAGCGGTTAGAGTAATCAACACGAATGCGGTGTTTAACGGTGCTCTTTCTGCCAAAACTCTTTCTTATGGAATAGGAGTTCTTGCAGACAATGGCGCAAATATTTTCATAGAAAACATTGCGATATTATCCGGCACAGGAACAGGCATCAAAGCAGATGCAGGCGGCAAGATGGCATACGGAACGGCATCAAATAGCGCAACAACACAAACGGCAACGGCGCGCGGAGGGCGCATATATAGCGGCGCGCAAACAAGCATTCCAAAATATTAGGAGGGTAAAAAATGAAAGTAAAATACGGCAACACAACTTACGAATGCAATGTTGCAGTTAAGTGCGAAAATGATAAATATATCAAATTATATGATGCAAACGGCGTGGAAATAGTTTCATTTAATGGGATTTCTGATTTTAGCGAATACACTATCTCCGGCGGATCGTTTATTGCTCCTTGCGATTGTTTACTTCCTATTGCTTTAACAACTTATGTAATCGGAGGAAGGACAATCACAACGGATGATTGGATTCTTTCAGAGGATGAAACACAATATTATTGTGAAATCGAAAGCGATTTAATATCCGGAAATGCGACAACATGTGATGTATTGTTGATTTTTGCGAATGGTACGGAATTAACATACGAAGCAACGCAGGAAGATGGGAAAATTGTTCTTTTTGTGGATGCCGCGCCGCTTGATGATATTATCATCGATAGTATTCAGATAACAAGAGTTTAAAAGCCTTAATTCACAAGAGAGGAAATAAAAAAATGGCGATTAGAGATAATTTAAATAATAATTTAAACATGCGTTATGACGAAGAAAACGACATGATACTAATTTATTGTGACGGAGAATGGAAAGAGTGGCAACTTGCAGGCTTTAAGCCAATTCTTTCTCTCATTCCTATTTTGACCGCAGATAACGGACGGATAGTGAGCAACTTATCTTCATCTATATACACCGGTGCTTTATTTAATTTTTTCAATGGAATATATACTTTAGAGTGTACATTCAATTCTTACACTCCAACAAAGGATTCATATATTGGATATGATTTTGGAAAAACTGTTTCATTGAGTTATGTCAAAATTAGAATGGATGGGCAATCAGCATACGCCCAATACAATTGGAATTGTAAACTGCAATATTCTGATGATGGTATCAATTGGAAAGATTGTTCCAAAGAATATACACTCAACGGATATACACCAATCGAGTATGAACTTAAGTGTAATAGCTTAACAAAATGTGAATACTTTAGAGTGTTGTTTACGGGTGGTACAGATTATTTACATCTTGGTGGTAATTATCAAATGCCACTAGCTGAAATCAGTGCATACGGCAGAGAAGAATCTTAAATAGCTATTTACCGCAATGACATGATTCTTCAAAGAAAGGAGGAAAACCAATGTTTGCAATCATTCTTGATGAAGAAAAATATTTAAAAGAGTATTCAAACAAATACAGAAAACCGGGAAGTATTATTGTTGATTCCCTTCCGGATGAAAGCGATCCGGAAAAAATGCGTTGTTATCAACATATAAACGGCGAATTTGTTCTTGATGTGGATAAATGGGCGGAAATCGAAGCAAAACGCGAAAAAGCGGCAAAAATCGAATCCGTAAGGCGTGAAATAAGCACGTTAAAAGATACGCTTGAATCAAGCGATTATCAAATCATTAAATGCTATGAATACGCATTGAACAATCTTGAATTGCCGTATGATATTGAGCAATTGCACGCAGAACGGCAGGCGTTGAGAGATCAAATCAATGTATTGGAAGAACAACTAAATACATAGACAAATACAAAAGAATAATACACAAAAGCCGGGTATCTCGTTTGAGATATTCGGCTTTTATGTATCAAAAATAAGGAGGCGGAAGCATGATTGACACTTCAACGCTGTTATCTGTTTTTGCGGTTGCCATTGCCGGGATTGGACTTTTAACGAATTGGAAAAAAGGCAATAAAGCAGAGGATCAAAAAGAAGCAACAGAAATTACAACAGTAATCGTCAAGTTGGAGAATATCAGCAATGATACAAAAGATATTAAAAATGAATTGCGCAACGTTCGAAATGAAGTAGGAGAATTGCGCGAGAGAGTAATTATCGCAGAACAAGCAACAAAATCATTACATAGGCGCGTTGATGGTTTAGAAAATCGATTTTGTAATGTAGAAAAATAATGAAGGGGGATTAACTATGTTTAAAAACAATGTGTTCAATGTTTCAGTAAATACTATTAAGTGGGCGAAAGCGGCGGCAGTAAGGGCGATTAAGACAATGGCACAAACGGCAGTTGCTACGATTGGAACAGCCGTTGCGATTGGAACAGTAGATTGGCGAATGGTTGTTTCTGCATCCGCGCTTGCAGGCATTTTATCCATATTAACAAGCGTTGCAGGCATTCCCGAAGTGGAGGAAAGCGAAGGATAAAACAGAGGTAAAAACATGAGCAAAACAAATATATATAATAAATTGTTTGCATTCATCGGAAATCCGTATGGTGTATGTGGTTTGATGGGAAATATCAAATCTGAAAGCAATTTCAGTTCAACCAATATGCAAAATTCATATGAAGCAAGAATCGGAATGAATGATGCAACATACACGCAGGCGGTTGACAATGGAAGATATACTGATTTTGCAGTTGATCGCGTTGGATATGGGTTATGCCAATGGACTTCGAGCGGAAGAAAATCTGCATTGCTTGCATTTGCGAAGGAAAAAGGAAAAAGCATCGGCGATGAAGATATGCAGATTGATTTTATTTTGCATGAGTTATCAATTTCGTATAAAAAAGTTCTTGAAGTTCTGAAAAAAGCATCATCCGTCAAAGAAGCATCCGACTATGTATGCACAAAATATGAACGCCCGGCGGATCAAAGCGCGGCGGCATTGTCAAAAAGAGAAAAGAACGGAATTGCAATATTTAACGAATTTGTAAAAGAAGAAGCCGGAAAGGATGAAGGCACAGTGAAACTAAAAGTTGTCATTGATGCAGGACATGGAAAAAATACCGCCGGAAAACGTTGTTTAAAGAGTTTGGATGCCAACGAAACGCGCGAATGGCTTTTAAATAGTCGCATCGCCGATAAATTATGCGATCTTTTAGATGCATATGATTGCGAGGTTTTGCGCGTGGATGATATCACAGGCAAAAAAGATATAAGTTTGAATGAACGTTGCAAAAAGGCGAATGATTGGAAAGCGGATATTTATATTTCTATTCATCATAATGCAGGAATTGAAGGCGGATCCGGCGGCGGAACAGTTGTATTTTATTACAGTTCCAAAGCAGAACGCGAAGCGCAGGCGCAGGCATTATACAATGCGCTTGTAAATAATACCGGACTTGCAGGAAATCGCGCCGAAAAAGTAATCAAAAAGGGTTATACTGTATTATCCGATACAAATATGCCTGCATTCTTGATTGAAAACGGCTTTATGGATAGCGCAACAGATATCCCGATTATTTTATCGGAAAGCCATGCAACAAAAACCGCGCAAGGATTGCTTGATTTCTTGATTGATGCGTTCGATTTGGCAAAGGCACAGGGCAAAACAACCGAAACGCCGGAAAAAGCAGAATCAACAACCGAAAAAACGGAAGCGGCTTCCGCATTGCCTTTTTTGGTTAAAATTACGGCTTCCGCTTTAAATGTAAGAGCAGGAGCGGGAACATCATACAAAATCAACACATGCGTTAAAAATGGCGAAATATTTACAATTATTGAAGAAAAAGCCGGATGGGGAAGATTGAAATCCGGCGCAGGATGGATCCGTTTAAAGTATGCGGAGAAATGTTAAAATGAAAGGGCGTGGAATATTCCATGCCCTTCTTTTTTTATGCCTTCGATATATGCCGACATATACACAACGCACAAAAACACAATGCAAACTTTGGATATTTTGTCAATGGAAATATATGGGGGCATATAGTATACTCATATCATAAGGAACAGGAAATAAACCACAAGAAAAGGAGAAAACAAAATGACAAGATTAGACGAAATCAAACTTCAGAAAAACGGATTGCATATTGGAATGAATCGCGAAGATGGAAAATTCACATATTACGAAAAGAATGGCTTTCAGTATGACATAGAAAAATGTTTTAATAGCAGATATTTTGATTGTAGCATCCGAAAGATTGGCGAAGAAAAGTGGACAAAACTTTGCACAAGGGCAAACGCAGATACATGCGTTGCAAAGATCATCAATTATATTAAAGAAAATTCATAACAAGCAAACCGAGCCGGGGGCAGAATCCCCGGCGGCAACTTGAAACGTGTATTTTATGGAGGGATTGAATATGAAACAATTTAAAATCAAAAACACAACAAGCGGAAATTGTGCTTGCCGTAATTGTGGCAAGTTTCAGAACGGAAACAAGCAACAACCTTTTACAGTATGGTGGAAAGAGGACAACGAAAAAAGAGGACACAACGAGCCAATGTGTAGTGTTGAATGTTGCGAAAGTTACATAAAAGAAAATCAATGAGGTGTTTTATGTTAGATATAAAAATCAAAGATTGCAGAGATAAAGAAACAAAATACATAGGTTTTATAACCGCAGAAGATGCGGAAAGAAAATTATACTTACATTGTAAAATTTTTATATACAACGATAATACAATAAGCCTTGATAAATTTCTAAGAGGTAGTGTTGAAAAGTATAATTTCAAATATTTCGACATGAATAAAGATACATTGTTTTTTAAAGGCTCTGGAAGAGGAAGAAAACCAGAATGGGCAGAACTAGCAATGAGAAACTTTATTGAGGAAGTACAGAAAGAAATTTCGGAAAAAACAATAGAAGAAATTATTCAATAAAACTACTGTTGCAAGGAGGGCAGGACATGGGCGCACAATACACACAAGCGCAGGCGAAAGCCGCGAAGAAATATCTTGAAGGATTCGAAGAAATCAAATTGCGAATCCCAAACGGCAAGAAAGCCGAATATAAACAAATGGCAGAAGCAGAGGGAAAATCATTGAATCAATTTATTATTGATTGCATAGAAAAAGGGCGGAAATAGCATCCGCCCTTTTAGTTGCTTTTTTGCAATATCTTCAAAATCAAATCAAGCAATTTAATATCATTGCATTTGTTTAGCAGATCCGCAATTTCGCTTCTGTATTCGTCTTTTAATTTATCCGGTACTTCTTTCATAATTGATCCCCTAAATCAAAAACATAAATTAATAACTACAAGAAAAGCATATTCCCAAAAGCACATTTTTTTCAATATTTTTTCATCCCTATTTTTCGTCAAAAAAATATCTTCTTTTGTGGGCGTTGTCCACATGTTGTCCACGCCGCACAAGTTTTAATAGGAAACGGCGCATGTCAATAAATGATAAAAAATGTTTTAGTTTCCTTCAAAATGCCGTTAAATCAACGTTGCGGCGTGCTTGTAAGTAGTGTAAAATGTTATAAAATGATTGCGTTTCTATAAACGACTCATGTAGAAACTGTTGTTTTACTTTCCTTGTTTTAATAGGGTTTTGGGGCGTTTTTGGTACAAAAAAAATGTGGTTTTGTCCACTCCTTGTCCACGTTAGCGAAATCAACCATGATTTTGCACGAAATTCGTGGACACGTTTTTAATATATTCACTAGCGGCGTTAATGGCTTCTTCTTTAGAGAGGAAGCCGCATTTTGATATTTGATGCCTTTTGCCGTTAATCGTATTGCCTTCGATTCTATATTCCCATTTATTATTTCTTTTGCGAACGCTAAAAGACTTTACACGTTCGCGCTTGCCTACTGATGTTATAACGTGGATCCCTTTTCGCTTATTATTCGCTTGTTCCTTTGGCGTTGCCCATCTGCAATTTGAAGGCTCGTAATTCCCATCATTATCGATTCTATCAAGTGTTAATTTTTCATCGTAACCATTTTCAATCGCCCATTTTGCAAAATATACAAAACTATTCCATTGTTCACAAACGCAAATTCCCCTACCGCCGTAATCTTTATATGCCGTATGCTTTTCGCTTTCGCATCTATAATGCATTTTGCGCCATATTTCAAATAATCTTCTATCGAGCGGATTTCCATTTCTTAAACCACAACTATTCACAATAACCTCCTTTATTTCGCTTTAGCAACAACATTTTCGAATACATCAACGGCAGTTTGCGCCATTTCTTCCGTATTATGCACATATGTTTGTAAAGTTGTTTCGATCTTTTCATGCCCTAATCTTGCTTGAACGGCTTTCGGACTTACTCCGGCTTCAATTAACTTTGTCGCGTGCGTATGTCGCAACGAATGAAAATTGAATTTAATATGCAAATCGTAATGAATCACGCGCGCCGCATATTTGAAAGAATCCGTTGAACTGTATTCGCCGTTTTCTTTTCGGAATATAAGATTTGCGCTAGGAAGCGCAACCGGGATCGATTTTTCAACTTCAATCAAACGATATATTTTATTTCCCTTTTCATCTAGTTCCTCTTTTTTGAAAATCAGCTTATAATATTCGCCATATGTCAATTGATTTTCTAATTGCATTTTGCGGTATTCTTTCAATTCACGAATAAGAGTATCTCCAATTTTTATTTTGCGTTCGGAAGCCTTAGTTTTTACAGTTCCAAAATACCACGATGATTTTTCTTCTCTTTTCCCTTTTATTTCTTTAACTCGGCGCGTATCAACGCCAAAATTGCGTTTATATACTAATTTATTAACATCAAGCGTTTTTTCTGCAAAATCTATATCATCCCATGTCAAAGCATAAACTTCACTAATGCGCAATCCGGTATAAAATCCAATTAACAATGCATATCTGTAAGGTTGCCCCGGTTTAAAACGCTCTAGCATTTTTTCGAAATCTTCAACGGATATAATGCTTCGATTTGTTTCGGATTTATCCTCTTGTATTTTGGGATATTTCACATACTCCGCCGGACTTGATTGCAACAGTTGAGCAGGAACAACCGCATATTTTAAAGATCCGGACAGAACGCCCAAAATGCCCGACAAAGTATTTTTTTTCAATCCCGTTATAAATTTTTGATTCACATAATTTTGCAAAATTAAAGGCGTAAGGGATCGCAAACGATATGATCCCAAAGCAGGCTTTAAATGCAATTCTATGATCCTTGCATAATTTATTTGCGTATTATATTTGCACGATGTTTTTACATAGTTATCAAACCAATAATCAAGATAATCGGCGAATGAAATTTCGGAAGGCTCAAAATGCAATCCCGCGCTGTTATATTCCGCCATTGCTTTAGTTCCGGCAATTTCCGCTTCTTTTTTCGTTCTAAATCCTGCTTTGCTTACTGATTTTCGTTTTCCGTCTACTTTTGCCGCTTCGAATCTATATTCCCAATTCGCCGCCTTTGGCTTGCCCTCTTTGTCAAATTTATCTTTATTCCTATTTCTAATATTTAATTTTGCCATATGCTCGATCTCCTTTTTGCTCTTGACATTCCCCCGAAAGATCAAAAGATTTAAAAAATGTAAATTATACTTGTTTTCTAAAAATTATTTTAATATAATATATTCAGAACATCCGTTCGATAGAAGGGGGCATTTTTACATGAAACAAGAATACATAAATAACATCATTAACCTACTAAACAAATGCGATGATATAGAATTGCTTGATCTCATTTTAAAATTGCTTCAAAAAAGTAATTAGCATTTTAATTTTTTCCGTATCATATCCGCTCAATGTTTCTACCAACAAAAAGAAATCTTCATCACAGCGCATCCGCATAATGATATCCGCAAGGGTATCATTATTTTTTTGCACTTGTTCCCA